TTCCGGCGGCAATACCTCAATCAGTGGGTCTTGGCGGCGCGCTCCTGGATTTCGCCCGCGCATTGGAGCGCCGCCGCCGAGCCCGGGCTCGAGGAAGGTGCCGGGCCCGGCACGCTCGCGATCAATGACCAAGACGGCGCGCCCGGGCGGTGCGGCTATGTGCTCGCCGAGCTCGACGAGGCGGGCACGGTGCGCCTACGCGGGCGCGCCTACCTTTCCCGCCGGGCGTTGTGGGCGGCGCTCGAAGAGCTCACCGCGCGGCGGCGCGGCTTGACCGTGCTCTACCCGCCCTCGTTTACCGAGCACGTCGCCAAGCTCTCGGGCGTGAGCTTGCGGAAGGTCGGCACCGCCGAGCAACGCGCGGGCTATGGCCCGACCCTCTCGGCGATCATCGACGGGCGCTTGCGCCATGACGGCGACGACGAGCTCACGCGGCAAATGCTCACCGCGACCCCCGTAACCGTGCCCGACGTCGGCACGACCCTCTCGGCTAAGCGCTCGCCGGGCCCGATCTTCCTGGCCCGGGCGGCGGTGTGGGCGATCGGCGCCGAGCTCCGCCCCGAGCAACGGCCGAAACCCCGGATCGTCACCGCCGCCTAGTTGAAATAGACCAGGGTCGCGGGCGCGAGCCCGCGCCAGAATCGGCGCCGTGGGGCTACGTCGGTGGCTAGCGGCATCCGAGCCTGGTTATGAGGCGGGCTCCACGGTCGCACGGCGCCGCTCGCCACCGAGGCCCCCCGATTTTCCCTCGATCCGCTCCGGCACCCCGCTCGAAGTCGCCGAGCTCACGTGGATTGGCGAGGGGGTCACGCGCGAGATTGCGCTCTCGATCCCGTCGGTTGATGCCTGCCGCAATCTGATCGTCGGGACGGTCGTGCAGCTCGCGCTCTATCGCTACCGGGGCGGCGAGCGCTTGGAGCCCGATTACCTCGTCACCAAGCCCGACCCCTCGACGACGATCGCCGCCACCGTCGGCGGCACGGTCGATGATTTGCTCTTCAGCGGGCGCGCCTACTGGCGCATCCTCGACCGCGATGCCGAGGGCTATGCGCGCCGGGCGCGCTGGACCCCCGTGCGCGACGTGACCCCGCTTTCGAAGAGCTCGGGCGGCTCTTACTCCACGCTCACGGGCTACCGGATCGCGGGCGAGCGCGACGAGCTCGACCCCGCCGACGTGATCCGCTTTGACTCGCCCATCCCGGGCGTGCTCGACGTCGGCGGGCGCACGCTCGCCGCCGCGTTGGAGCTCGAAGAGGCGGCGCGCCGCCTCGCCGCCGTCGAGCTCCCGGCGGGCGTCTTGAAAAACGAGGGCACCGAGCTCGGCGACGACGAAGCGCACGAGCTCGTCGCCTCGTTCCAGGCATCGCGGCGGGAAAACGGCATCGCGTTTTTGCAGGGCGTCGAGTACCGGCGCGAGGACCTCTCGCCGGCCGATTTGCAATTGATCGAGGCGCGCGCCAACGTCGCGACCGACGTCGCCCGGCTCTTCAATGTGCCGGTCGCGATGATCGGCGCGAGCCCGTCGGGCAACGCGTCCGCCCTGCTCTATTCGAACCTCACGCAACAGCTAGCGATTCTCGTTTCGAGCGCGGTCGCGCCGCACCTCCGCACGGTCGAGCTCACGCTCTCCGATGCCTACCCGCGCGGCACCTCGGTCGCTTTCGACGTGCAGACGTTTTTGCGCTCCGACCCCCAAGCCGCCGCCGACTATGCGATCGCGTTGCTCGGCGCGGAAATCATCGACCAAACCGAGGCGCGCTCCATGCTCGGTATCCCGAGCTCGTCTCCGGCGAGCTCCGACCTCGCCCCCGGGAGGATCTAAATGCTCCGATTCGAAATGGAAGTCGCCGCGACCGACCTCGCCGAGCGCACGATCGAAGGGGTGCTCATGCCGTACGGCGAGGTAGGCACGATCGAGGGCAAGCGCTACCGCTTCGCGCCCGGCTCGCTCACGCTCGCCCGCTCCCGCACCCCGCTCTTGGTCGATCACGACCGGCGGCGCCCGGTGGGCGTGCTCGCCGAGCTCGTCGAAACCGACGGCGCCGCGCTCGGTCGCTTCGCGATCGACCAGACCGCCGACGGCGACACCGCGCTTGTGCAGGCGGCATCGGGCTCGCGCGGCTCGCTCTCGATCGGCGCCGAGCTCGACCAGGCGGAGCCGGGCCCCGATGGGGTCGTCGAGGTGAGCGCCGCCCGGGTCGTCGAGGTTTCAACGCTCGTGCTCGGCGCCTTTCCCGGCGCGGGCGTGACCCGCGTCGCCGCCGAGCTCGGCGAGCCCGACCCCGCGATTACGCCCGGGCCCGAGCCCATGCCCGACGACGAGCCCGAGCCCGAGCCCGACCCCGACCAGACCGAGCTACCCGTCGAGCCCGACGACCCCCCCGAGGCGGCGCCGCCGCCGGAAAGCGAGGAACCCGTGCCTACACCGACCATCGAAGCCGCCGAGGGGGCGCCCGTGATCATCGCGGAGCGCGACCCTGGCCCGCGCGACCTCAACGCGGGCGAGCTCGTGCGCTTGATCGTCCGCGCTCAGCGCGGCGAGAAGGATGCCGCCCGCTACCTCGAAGCCGCCCTCGTCGAGACGATCTCGACCGACGTCTCGGGCTTGCTCCCGCCGACCTATGAGCGCACGGTGATCGGCGCCAAGCAGGAGCCGCGCCCGCTCTACGAAGCGTTCCGCTCGCGCCCCCTGCCCGGGGTCGGCTTGCAGGTGAACAAGCCCAAGTGGACGACGCCGCCGGATGGAGCGTGGGCGACCGACGTCAATGCCGATGCCACCTCCAACAAAATCGCGATCGGGGCGCAGACCGCCGACGTGGCCCGCTGGGATTGGGCGGGCGCGTTTCCGTGGGTCGTCGTGCAGCGCTCCGACCCGTCGCTGATCGACGAGGCATATGCCGAGGCGGTCCAAGACTGGTACTTCGACGTTGAGGCCAAGGTGTACGGCGAGCTCGGCGCCGCCGCGCCCGGGGTCGCGACCTCGATGGGCGCCGCGATCGCCGAATTTTTCGAGGCGACCGGCTCCAAGCGGGCCCCGGAAGTGATCCTCATGGCGCCCGACGTTTGGGGCAAGTTCGCCGACTCAAACGCGCTGTCGGTGTCGGTGATCCAGGGCGGCGTTTCCGCCTCGGGCGGGCTCTCGGCATCGTTCGCCGGGATCCCGGTCGAAATGAGCGGAACGCTCGCGACCGGCGAGACGATCCTCGCCACCCGGCGCGCGGTCGATGCCCGCGTGACCGAGCCCGTGCGCCTCACCGCCAACGCGATCGGCGCCCTCAACGTCGAGCTCGCGGTCGTCGGCGAGGGGCTCTTCGATACCGACTACCCGGCGGAGCTCTTGAAGTTCGCGGCGATCGTGCCGACCGCCGCCGGGCTCGCCGCGCCGAGCCGGAGCTCGAAGAGCTAGTGGCGACCCCGCCCGCCTGGCTCACGGTGGAAGACGTCGCCGCTTACCTCGACCTCCCGGGCGACCCGACCGCCGACGACAACCTCGCCCTCTCGACGGCGGCGATTAAAGCCGCCGTCGAGAGGCGCCGCGCCGACCTCAACGCGGGCGATCCGCCCGTCTTCACCCCGACCGACGAGGTGAAGGGCGGCGCGGTGATGTGGGCGGCGCTCGTCTATCAGTCGCGTAACGCGCCGTCGGGCTTTGCGGGCTACGGCGACGAGTCGATGCTCTTTGACACGCTCGGCGCCCGCCGCGCCGAGGTAATGCGCCTGCTCGGTTGGCGCCGACCCGTTGCGACCTAGGAGGGAAATCGTGGCCGAAAGTAGCTACTGGACCGCTTGGCAAATGACGCTCAACCTCGACCTACAATCGCGGGTCGCCGCCGCCGCGCAACAGGAATCCGAAGCGACCGGCTCGCCGATCGCCGACGTTGAAGCGTGGGCCCGTGATCGGCGTTGGGACTACTCGACGCAAACGGATTGGGTTAGCGCGGTACAGGCGGCGATGGAAACCGGGATCACGGCTTGGGGTTCGAATCCGACCGTGATCACCGACCAGCACGTGCTTTCTTACGTCCAGGCGGCGCTAGCGCCGTGAGCACGGCGACCGCCCACCCGGCTACCCGCGCCGTCGGCGCCGTGCTCGACGAGCTCGCCGGGGCAGGCATCGAGGCGACCCGCGACCCGGGCGCCTTCTACCCGCAACCCGTCGGGGTGCTCGTCGGCTTGCCCGAGCTCAGCAAGCGCACGCACGGCGCCCGCGTCTTTGCGATTCCCGTGCTCGTCGTCTCCGGCGACCCGCTCAACACCGAGCTCGCGGTCGATCGGCTCTACGCGCTCACCGACGACGTAGCCCTCTGCCTCTCGATCGAGGCTTACCGGGTGAGCTCCTGGCGCTCGTCGGTCAATGCCGAACCCCTGCCCGCGATCGAGCTCGCCGCCGTCGTCTCCGTCACCGAAACCGCGCCCTTGGCGCTGATCGAAAGCGAGGAAACCTAAATGCCCTTCGCCGACTCCCGGCTTGGCCCCGGCACCCTGACCTTTGACCCTGGGGCGACCCCTCACGATTTCTCGACGCAGGCGGCGGCGGTCCGCCTCACCCCGTCTTCGGAATCCGAAGACGGCACCCCGACCCTCGCCGCGCCCGACCCCGCGCCCCTGACGACGATTTCCTGGGCGCTCAATATCGACGCGATCCAGGATTTCGAAGAGCCCGCCGGGCTCGTCAATTACCTCATGGATAACGCGCTGACCGAGGTGCCTTTCGAATGGACCCCGCTCACCTCCGACGGCACCAAGTACGAGGGCACCGTGCAAATCATCCCGATCGAGATTGGCGGCGACGTCGCCGTGCAGGTCGTGACCTCGGTCGAGCTCCCGCTCGTCGGCGAGCCGACCCGCACCGATGGGGTCGTCGGCACGACGAGCTCGCGCAGCAAAGAAAAGGCGGCGGCGTGATCCGCCTGCACGGCACGGTCGAGTACGAAGGCGGGCGGGTCGAGACGTTTGAGTGCGGCTCGGCGGCGGTCGCCGATTGGGAGCTCTTCGCCATGCGGCACGGCTACCCGATCGGCGAGGGCGCCCCGCCGATGCTCTCGGCGCTCGTGATCGCGCACCACGCGCTCGGGGTCGCCGAGGGCTTCGACGTCTGGCGCAAAAGCGTCGTCGGGGTCGAGATGGAAGTGCCCGAGGCGGTCCCCCCTACCCTCCCGGCTCCTACCGGCGCGCCATGATCGAGCTCGCGATCGCGACCGGGCGCCCCTTCGCCGAGCTCGCCGAGCTCGACGACCAGGCGCTCGCGACGATGCTCGACGTGCTCGACGAGAGGCGCCGGGTTGGCTAGCCGCAAAGGCGGGCTCGCGGTCGAGATGGAGGGCATGGCCGAGACGCTGAAGGCGGTCAATGGGCTAGAGCGCGAGCTCGCCCGCCCCGCCGCCAACAAAGAGCTCCGGCAGGCGGCGCGCTCCTGCGCGACCGTGCTCGCCGGGCAACTAGCGCGCGCCGCCGCGTCGAGCGGGGTGCCGGTCGCTCCACGGGTCGCTTCGTCGATCCGCGTCAAGAGCGATCGCTTGCCCGTCGTCTCGATCGGCGGCGCGCGCAAGGTCGGCACGGGCAAGCGGGGCGCCGCCGCCGCGCTGGTCTGGGGCTCCGAGCAAGGGCCCAAATCCGACCCCAATCATTGGGGGGTCGAGGCCAACCCGGCGGGCTACTGGATCGCCCCGACGGTCGAGCGCTTTGGCTCCGACCAGGCGATCGAGCGCTACCGGCGCGCCGTCTTCGAGGTGCTCCACGGGGCAGGGCTGGTCTAGGTGGCGGGCCCCGGAAACATCCTGATCAAGATTGGCGCCGACGCGGGTCAAGCGGTGCGCGAGCTCGGCAAAACCGACAAGGCGCTCGGCTCGACGATGACGACCTCCGAAAAGATGGGCGCCGGGATCAAAAAAGCCGCCCTGCCCGCCGCCGCCGCGCTCGGCGCGATCGGCTTTGCCGCGATCGGCGCGACCAAAGCCGCCGCCGAAGACGCCGCCGCGCAAGAGCACCTCGCCGGGGTCATGAAGCGCACGGCGGGCGCGAGCGATGCCCAAGTCAAGAGCATGGAAGACTGGATTAGCTCGACCTCGCGGGCGACCGGGGTCGCCGATGACGAGCTCCGCCCGGCGATGGAAAACCTCGTGAGCTCAACGCACGACGTTTCGAAATCGCAAAAGCTCATGAAACAGGCGCTAGACATTTCGGCCGCCTCGGGCAAAGACGTCGAGACGGTCACTAAGGCAATGGCGCTCGCCACGACCGGGCAAACCGCCAAGCTCGAAAAGCTCGTGCCCGGGCTCTCGAAGACCGCCAAAGAGTCGGACGATATGAACGTCATTATGAAAGAGCTAGCGAAGACGACCGGCGGCGCAATGGCGGAATCCACCGATACGGCGGCGGGGCAATTCCGAATCTTCCAGAATCAGACCAACGAGCTCCAAGAGTCGCTCGGCGCCGCCCTGCTGCCGGTCGTGACCGCGCTCGCGCCGGTGATGGTCAAGCTCGCCGACGTCGCCGCCAAAAACACGACCGCGATCAAAGTCCTAGTCGTCGTCGTCGCCGCGCTCGCCGCCGGGATTCTGGTCGCCAATGCGGCCATGAAGGTTTACGCCACCGTCACCAAAGCCTGGACCGCGATCACCAAGATTGCCGCCGCCGCCCAATGGCTTTGGAATGCCGCCCTCAGCGCCAACCCGATCGGGCTGGTAATCATCGCGATTGCCGCGCTCGGGGTCGCGCTCGTCGTCGCCTACAAAAAGTCGGCGACCTTTCGCGAAATCGTGCAGGGCGCGCTTGGCGCGGTGCAATCGGCGGTCGCCGCGCTCGGGCGTGCCTTTAACGCCATGCGAGAGGCGGCAACGTGGGCGTTTAACTGGATCCAAGACCATTGGAAGCTCGCGCTCTTTGCCTTTGGCCCGATCGGCGCCGCGCTCTACCTGATCGTGACCCGCTTCGACCAAATCCAGGCGGGCGCGGTGCGCGCTTTCAACATCATTAAGCAATACATCGACATTGTGATTGACGCGGTGCGGACGCTGATCAAATGGCTCGGCAAGATTCACGTGCCCAAGCTCCACCTGCCCAACCTCCCGGGTCCGCTACTCGTGCCCGCCGGAATGCCCCTTACCCCCACGGCGGGCGCGCGAGCCGCCGCCGCCGTTCCCGTCACTGGCGGCGGCGGCGGCGTCACGATCAACGTTTTCGGCGCCGTCGATCCCGAGGGCACGGCGCGCGCAATCCGGCGCGTACTCGAACGCCACGACCGGCGCCAAGGGCGGACCCCCTGAGCCTGTGGCCCTATTCGATCGAGCTCGACGGCGCCTCGATCGCGCTCGCCGAGGTGCTCGCCGACGTGACC